AAAGTAGATACAATTACAGATTCTTCTTCTGGTTTAACTACAACCATTAACGGTGTTACTCCAAGCACTCATACGGTAAAAGGACGGAATCTTGTTATCAACGGTGCTATGACTGTAGCTCAAAGAGGCACGAGTGCGACAGGGGTTACAGCGCCTGATTATTATACCGTTGATCGTTTTGCATATAATCACTCTGGTGCAGATCAACTTGCATTTACCATGTCTCAGGCTTCAGACGCACCAGACGGTTTTACTAAGTCTTTAAAAATGGAAACAACTACAGCTGAAACCACAGTAGATTCTACAGAATATTATATGGTTCGATACAAAGTTGAGGCTCAAGATCTTCAACACTTAAAGCATGGCACATCAGAAGCAAAACAACTTACGTTATCTTTTTGGGCAAAATCTTCGATTGCAGCAACTTATGCCTTGTATTTGTACAAACCAAATATAGGTAGAATTATTGGTTCTACCTACACAATCAATTCAGTAAACACATGGGAATATAAAACTATAACTTTTGCTGGAGATACAGGCGGCGGTATAAATGACGGAAATATAGAAGGGTTACATTTGACGTTTGTTCTTGGAGCAGGGTCAGACATGATTACTACAGACAACACTTCTTGGAGTGCATATTCAACTGGTAACTTAGCATACGGACACACTGCTAATTCTGTAGTCACTACAGTTGGCGCAACGTGGCAAATCACAGGTGTCCAGCTAGAACTTGGCAGTGTGGACACAGAGTTTGATTACAGATCATACGGAGAGGAGCTTCAACTCTGTCAGAGGTATTATGAAAAGTTTGGACAAGGTTGGTGGTCAAGATTTGAATCTGGTTCTGGACTTGTTGTAAACGGACAGTTCAAAGTTGAAAAGAGGACTGCTCCAACTATTGGATTGCCTACTGGAGGAACTATTAGACTTTATGAATGGGGTGTTGGAGATAGAGATGCTACACCAACACTAACAAGCACATCAATGAATGCAAATGGTGGACACTTCAAATTAAGTGGGTTTTCTGGTGGTTCTACTGGCGAGATTTGGGGTGTGGGTGGAACGAACACTGATTTTTCTACACATCCCTTTGAAGCAAAGGCGGAGTTATAAAAAATGAAAAATATGAATATTACATCTGCACAATATAGTGAAGGAAATATAAGTATCATCGCAACAATTGAAGGCAAACAATATGCAATTCCTTGTGTTGTGGGGAATGTCGAATATGACGAAATCATGCGCCAAGTAGAAGCAGGCACACTAACTATTGCAGAAGCAGACTAAATAGTATGAAAGAGATTAGGAAACAATAATATGCCATTTATCGGAAAACAACCACAGGCTGGTGCATATTCAAAGTTAGATGCAATCACAACTTCTGCGACTGCTACCTATAACTTGACACTTGATAGTGGTGCATACTATCCTCAAAGTGCTAATCACCTGTTGGTTTCACTTAATGGTGTTATTCAGGCTCCTCAAGATTCATTCACAGTCAGTGGTTCACAGATTATCTTTGACTCTGCATTGACAAGTGCTGACGTTATTGACTTTATCATTGCACTTGGTGATACACTGGATATCGGTGTACCTAGTGCTGGTTCTGTTAATACAAGTCAGTTGGCAAATGATGCTGTAACAACTGCAAAGATTGCTGCTGGGGCTGTTGATACAACAGAACTTGCTAGTGGTGCAGTGACTTCTGCAAAACTAGATACGAATATTGATGTTGCTGGAAACTTAGATGTTAATGGAACTTTTAATGTTTCGGATGACTTAAAATTCATTGGTGGGGCAACACCAACATTAGGTATTGGTACATTAACACCAAATAGAAAACTTGTCGTATATGGTAATAATGCCAACGGTGCAGAATTATCTATAACAAACACCGACATGACTGCCGATAGAAGAACCATGAACTGGTTCATGTCTGGCGATAAAGCACATTGGAGAATTTTGAATGATGCTGGAACAGCAGGTGGAACTTCTATAAATCTAGACCATGATGGTATTATTGATGCAACTGCATTTACTGGAACTAGTGGAACTGCATATAACGCTTTGGGGTCAGATTCTATTGGTGATAGTAATGTTCCTTACAACTCATGGGGTACACCAAATAACACATATTATCGTTGGGTTCTTCCAAAGGCGGGCGACTATCGACTTGAGGCCACAATGAGAATTAGAATGTGGGGTGTGCATGGAATGATTTTATCAAGATTGTACAACAACACCACATCTGCTGTTATAAACGACAAATATAATTATTCAACGTATAGAATGAATCTTGAGAACAGAGGTGGTGGTACTGCTGAACTTTTTAACATTCAAATTCATCAAACATGGATTGTAACCACATCTGCTGATAACCAAGATATTCATCATCAAATGTTCTCTGATAATAACTCTACAAGTTCAAGTGTTCAATCAGATAGTAATGGACGCAATTATCATGCATGGTATAGAATAGGATAATATTATGTCATTACCAACAAGAACCCCAGAAATTACTTTTTTAACTGCTGTACAAGCACTGCATTCAGATGGAATGTTTATGATGAGTATGCCTCACAATGATAGACTTACAGAAGAAGAATACAATGCGTGTTACATGGAAATCACTGGAACGGATGATAACGATTGTGCAATCACTTCATCTGATGTTTCTGCATTTACTGTAACATATGCAGACGCAGTTGCAAAGTATGATGAGCTCATTGCGGCAGAATAAATAAGATTATAGGAAAAGAACAGAATGGCACTCATTAAACTAAATTCAAGAGCAATACCAGACAATACAGTTGTAAACACTGACATTGCTGATGGTTCTGTTACACAGGCAAAGATTTCTGACGGTTCTGTTTCTTCTGCAAAAATTGCTGATGATGCTGTTACTGGAAGTAAACTTGGTGTTGAAACTGGTAGAAGAAATGTCTTTATCAATGGCAATTTCAGAATAGCTCAAAGAGGCACATCAGTAACGTATACTGGTGGTATTTGGCAATATCTTTCTCCAGACAGGTGGTTCGGGCATTTTGATCAAACTCCTACTGGTGCTACACATCATGTATTTGATGGAGGCCCAACTGCCAGCGGTGCTAACAATAAATTTGCAGAGGTAAGAGGCCCAACAAGTGCAAACAGTGGAAATGGTGCTGGTTACTTTGGACAAAGAGTAGAGTCCTCATCTCTTGCTGGTATTAGAGCAAAAAATTCATTTACTATCAGTGGTTATATTAAAAGAAGTGGCAGTGTAAACCAAGCAATTTCAACTAACATCATTTGTCCTACTGCAACAGATAACTTTGCTGGATACACTACACATGGTGCTGCGTTTACTTCTGCAACAATTTCTGGTGATGGAACAGCTGCTAACAATGGAACGCTCACACTTACTTCAGTAGATACATGGTATTATTTTACGGTTACAAGAACTTCTGCTACTTCTTTGACAAACTTTGACAAAGGATTGCAGATATATTGGGCATTTGGTAATTGTCATAACACCGCTGATAAAATTCAATTTGCACAATTACAACTTGAAGAAGGCACTGAGGCTACCACATTCGAGCATAGCACATATGCTGCTGAACTCCATCTTTGTAAGAGGTATTATCAGCAAAGTACGTCTATTGCTAATGCTACATCTAGTCCAATGTGGTTTTATTCTTACAACGCTAGTGAAGCATGGGGTGGAAACAGGTTTCCAGTAGAAATGAGAACTAATCCTACTTGTGTTCTTTATAATAATGCCGGAACGGCAGGAGGTGTACATCAGATTGGTAGCCCTGATATAACAGGTGTTACAGTTAATAGTTCATCTAAGCAAGGTATTTTTTTGGCGTACAAAGCTAGTGGATTTACAACAGATAAGTCTCATATTGCTGGGTGGACAGCAGATTCGGAGTTATAAATGGAAAATTTAAACATTTTATCAGCTAAGTATTTACAGTTTGAAGGAGTTAATTCTGGTATTTTAGCAATAATAGATGATATCCCAATGTCTGTACCACTAGACCCTGCTAACAGACACTACGCAGAAATACTCAGACAAGTAGAATCTGGTGACTTAACAATTGCAGACGCAGACCCATTACCAGATGCAGAATAAATAAAGAGAAACAGAGAGAACGCAAATGCCAATTTCAAGAATTAAAACAGACGGTATTCAAGATGACGCTATCACATCTGCCAAGATTGGTGTAGATGTAATTGTTGCTGACGATCTTGCTGCGAACTCTGTAACTGTATCTGAACTCACTGATGGTGCTGTCACTGGTGCTAAACTTGCCAATAACCTAAACTATGATTCTGGAACACTTTATCTAGACAGTACAAATAATAGAGTGGGCATCGGCACAACTTCGCCTTCTAAAGAACTTCATGTTAAAGGTGATATTGATGTTGAGGGAGGTACAGGTGGAGTTGCTGTTTTGCGTTTCAAAGCAGAAGAAATTCACGGTACTGTAGAGGGTATCAATATTGGAAATAACTTCGGCGGCCTTGCTTTTAAAACTAATAATAATGGAACAGTAGCTGAAAAGGTGCGTATCGACAATGCCGGCAACGTGGGCATTGGCGTAAGCAGTATGACAAATAAGTTGGTTTTGCCTAACGCCTCTTATTTTGCGATGCAAGATACTGGCGGCGCAGAGAGTCTTGCAATTAGAGCAAATAGTTCAAATGCAATGGAATTGCTGACTGGCGGCGGTGTGCGTATGAGTATTTTGTCCGATGGCAAATTGGGCCTCGGCGAGACCAACCCATCTAGTTTCTTACACTTAAAAAAATCTGATGCTACAACTTATGATGCTACTGATGCAGATGGTCAAGTTGGTATTGGCCCCACAATTTATTTAGAAAATCCTGCTAATTCTAATATTACTGTTGGTGGACAAATTGTTTTTGGAATGAGGTCAACAGAAGCTCAGGCAAGAATTGGTGCTACCGGCGGTGCAGCTCCAGAATTAACTTTTGGTACTGGTGATGTTGAACGTATGCGTATCGACAGCAACGGCAGAGTGGGCATTGGTACTGATAATCCAAACACCCCTGTTCAAGTTCAAAATGATTCTGATACGGATTATAACCCGTTGTCTGCGGCATTTAACAATATACTTGGTCTAAAGAATAGCACCTCTGGTGCTTTAAATAACTCGATTATGTCGTTTACTACGGAATCTAATGGTGAATGGTACATTGGTGGAGTTCAGAACAGCAGTAACAATGCATCAGATTTTGTGTTTGTGTCTAGGGATAGTGGCTCTAGAGCAGAACGTATGCGTATAACATCAAATGGTGATATAAATCATCATACTTCAGGCTCTTTTAAAATATACAGATTTAATTCAAGTACAAACCCATATTTAAATGTTGGCTCTATTGGTTGTGCTTATTTTAATGCAAGTTCTACTGATGCTAATGCTTATGCTATTGTAACAAATAAAGATAGTTCCTCTACAATGCACCATATATGTTTTAAAAATATTAATAGTGTCGTAGGTACTATTAGCACTAGTGGCTCATCAACATCATATAACACCTCATCAGATTATCGCCTAAAGGATAACGTGGTTGAGATGACAGATGCTACAACAAGGCTCAAGCAACTACAACCAAAAAGATTTAACTTCATAGCAGATGCAGATACAACAGTAGATGGCTTCTTAGCACATGAGGTGCAGTCAGTTGTTCCAGAAGCAATCACAGGCACACACGATGAAGTAGATGATGATGGCAACCCTGTTTATCAAGGAATCGACCAAAGCAAGCTTGTTCCTCTACTCGTAAAGACAATTCAAGAATTAGAAGCTCGTATCACTGCTCTAGAATCAAACTAATTTTCAAAATATCTAACACACAATCCTTATAAATAGAACAAAGGAGACTGTGTTCGATGGCAACTATTTCTAATTTATTCATAGACCAAAGTGCTGATTTCACTACTACAGTGACAATCAACGATTCCGCTGGTTCTGCACTTGATTTGACAGGTTATACTGCACTTGCGATGATTCGCAAGACATATGCATCTACAACTGCAACAACATTTACTTCGACATTTGAAACGCCAAGAACTTCTGGTCAAATCACAATTTCACTAACAGACACGCAAACCGCTGCTCTTGAGGATGGTAGATATGTTTATGATTTAGTCATAACAGATTCTTCTGGTTCTAAAACAAGAGTGGTAGAAGGTATTGCAACTGTAAACCCAAGCGTATCAAGGTAGAACTATGGCAATTACAGCAACAGTAAATACACCAAGAACAGTAGTTGGTTCTGTATCACAAGGAAACCAACCACAAGTAACTCGTGTAACAGTTCCAGGCCCCAAGGGGGATTCTGGATCAGTTGTGGGAGCTGCATCTCTGCAACTCTCTGGATTATCAGATGTTGATACAACATCTTTTCCATTATCAGATGGTTCTTTGTTGCAGTACCGTTCATCTACTGGAAAATGGACTGCCCGAAACGAACTTGATACAACCACTGGAAATCTCGTATTGAGTGGTGGAAGTTTTTAACAATAGGAAGATAAAAAAATGGCATTAACCCTACAAATTAAAAGATCTACTGGATCAACTGCGCCATCATCCCTTGCAGACGGTGAACTCGCCTATACCCACGGCAACGAGAAATTCTATATCGGTGATGGTTCTACAGTAAAACTAATCGGCGGTAAATATTATAATGACTTAGTTGATCATACCGCTGGAACTCTGACTGCTAGTTCTGCTATCCTTGTTGATAGTAACAAAGCAATTGATGACTTCATTGTTGGGAATAACTCAGCAACTGGTGGTTCAATCAAACTTAAAGAAGGAACTTCAAATGGAACAGATCATGTTGCATTGAAAGCTCCAAACTCTTTGGCAGCAAGTGTAACATTCACACTACCAAGTGCAGATGGTTCTGCTGGACAGTTCCTTACAACGAATGGTTCTGGTGAACTTTCATTTGGAACAGTCACACAATCACTTTCGATTGCTGCTGATAGTGGTTCTAATGATGCAGTATCTACTGGCGAAACAATTACGTTCACTGGTGGTGAAGGTATTGATACAACAGTAACAAACAACACAATTACAATTGCTGGTGAAGATGCAACTTCATCCAACAAAGGTATCGCATCGTTTGATTCTACAGACTTTACTGTAACAAGTGGTGCCGTTACTGTAAATGCAGAAAGAGTAGAAGATATTGTTGGAGCTCAATTAGTAACAAATGGTTCACACACTCTCATTACTGCAACTTATGATGATGCTAATGATGGTGCGATTGATTTGGTTGTTGACAACGACTTGTCAAACTATGATAACTCAAATTCTGGATTTTTGACAACAGAAACAAACGACTTGTCTGCTGCTGTTGTTTGGGCAAACGTACCAAACGCAAATATCACACAAGGTTCTGTTACACAACACCAGGCTGCACTTTCTATTGCAACCACACAGTTGACAGGAACAGTAACTAACGCACAACTTGCTGGTTCAATCACAAATGCAAAACTTGTAAACAGTTCTGTAACAATTGGTTCTGACACAGTTTCACTTGGTGGAACTCAGACAGACTTGAATGGTATCACTTCACTTGACGTTGATAACATTACAGTTGACGCAAACACAATCTCAACCACAAACTCAAATGGTAACTTGGCACTTGCTCCAGACGGAACAGGAACAGTTACAGTTCCTTCTGGTTATGAAGCAAGAGCAGGATTTGGTTCAGATTCACTTGTTAATAAAACATATGTTGACCAAGTTGCAAACGGACTTGATGTTAAGGCATCTGTAAGAGTTGCAACTACTGCTGACTTGTCTGCAACATATGCTAACGGTGCAGGCACATTGACTGCAAATGCAAACGGTGCTATTTCAATTGATGGTGTTTCACTTTCATTGAACGACAGAGTTCTTGTTAAAGACCAAAGTGATGCAGTCGAGAATGGTTTCTATAAAGTAACAACAGTTGGTTCTGGTTCTGCTGCATTCGTTCTTACCAGAACACCAGACGCAAACGAAGCTTCTGAAATCACTGGTGGTGCATTTACTTTCGTTGAAGAAGGTACTGCAAACGCAGACAATGGTTATGTTGCAACACACAATGGAACACCAACACTTGGAACTGATGACATTACTTTTGACCAGTTCTCTGGTGCTGGACAGATTTCTGCTGGTAACGGTTTAACAAAAACTGGTAACACTATTGATGCAGTAGGAACTGCAAACCGTATCTCTGTTTCTGCAAATGCGATTGACATTGCTTCAACTTATGTTGGACAAAATACTATTACTACTTTAGGAACAATTACAACTGGAACATGGAACGCAGACACAATTGGTGTTGCATATGGTGGAACAGGAATTACATCTGCCGCAAAGGGTTCTGTACTTATTGCAAACTCTGCTGATACTTTCAGTGCTCTTGATGGTGGTGGTGCAAATGATGGTTTCCTATCTTACAGTGCATCTACAGACACAATCTCATGGGCTACAAGTATTGACGGTGGAACATTCTAATAAGTAGTCTTAGGAGATAACACATTATGGCTACTGTTGCGATTAGACCAAAACGCTCTGAAACTGCATCTTCAGTTCCATCTTCAGGCGATTTGGAAGTTGGAGAAGTTGCAATCAACTCTGCTGACCAAAAGATTTATACAAAAAAATCTGATGGTACAGTAGTTGAAGTTGCAAACGCATCTGCTGGTGCTTCAGAAGGTTTCGCAATCGCAGTAGCAGTCGCATTAGGATAAGAAAACATGGCAATACCAACAACAAGAACAGATTTTAAAGAATGGTGCTTAAGAAGTTTAGGCAAACCTGTTATCGAAATTAATGTTGATCCAGATCAAGTTGAAGATAGAATTGATGAGGCTCTACAATATTTCGCACAATATCATTACGATGGTATTGAGAGGGTGTATCTAAAATATCAATTGTCTGCGGCAGATATTACTCGTGCAAGAGGTAATGATTCTGGAACGGTTGCAACTGATGTTGATGGTTCGACAACTGCAACTTGGTATGAACAACAAAACTGGATTCCAGTTCCAAGTTCGGTGGTGTCTATCGTTAAAGTATTTCCTTTGACAGATAAGGCCGCACTGAATATGTTTGATATTAGATATCAGTTGAGACTGAATGATTTGTATGATTTTAGTTCTACTTCTGTTATTCACTATGAGATGACAATGCAACATCTAGATTTTCTAGATCACATTCTTATTGGTGAGACAGCAATTCGTCACAACCAACATCAAAACAGATTATACTTGGATGCAGATTTCCAGACAGATTTTGTTGAGAACGATTACATTCTTATTGAATGCTATCGCAAACTTGATCCAACAACATATGCAGATGTTTGGGATGATATCTTTTTGAAGAAGTATGCAACTCAACTCATTAAGAAACAATGGGGTGCAAACCTTTCTAAGTTTCAAGGTATTCAGATGTTGGGTGGTGTTGCACTAAACGGTGATCAAATTTATACACAGGCACAGGAAGAGATTGATAAGTTGGAAGAACAGATTCAACTTGCATACGAACTGCCGCCTATGCATATGATAGGGTAAGTTATGCCAACAAAACTAAATGAAGATACGCAAGTTGCAATTCCATTAAAGAATTTAATAGGATTGATTATTGGTACAGTTATTGCTGTCACGGCTTATTTTGGTTTAACAGAAAGAATTGCGTTTTTAGAACATAACTACACAATGATGGATATGCAAGTAGATAAGAATAATGATTGGATAAATGGTTTCAAACCACCACCAGAAGTTCAAGACACAATTAAAAGAGTTCGTAACTTAGAACTAAAAGTAAAAGAACTTGAGATAAGGTTACAAAATGCCAACTAATGTATATTTCGATACAGGAACAAAACCAGAGCAGGCGCTCTATGAGGATTTGATTATTGAACAACTTCGCATTTATGGGCAAGATGTTTATTATATTCCTCGTAAGTTAGCTGGTACTGATAATATCTTTGGTGAAGATATCGGTTCTTCATTTGAGGATGCATACCTTATCGAAATGTATATGGAAAATATTGATGGATATGAGGGCGAGAAAGAACTCATGTCTAAGTTTGGTTTGGATATACAAGATGATGCAACCTTTGTTGTTGCAAGAAGAAGATGGGAACAGTTTATTTCTATCGACAACAACTTGATTGTATCTTCAAGGCCAAATGAAGGCGATTTAGTTTATTTCCCAAAGGGTGGCAAACTCTTTGAGATTACTTTTGTGGAAGATGAAGATCCATTTCTTCAAGTCCACAATCTACCTACATATAAACTAAAATGCAAAACCTTTGAGTATGGTTCAGAAGCCATTGACACAGGTATTGCAGAGATTGATGTTATTGAAACTGACAACTCTTTGGATATGTTGTCACATCAACTCACTTTGGAAACTGCAACTGGTTCTGGTTCTCTTATATTGGAGAACTCAGTAGAGAATGCTGCGGCGTCCTATATAATACTAGAAACTTATAATGTCGCAACTATTGATGAGAATTCACAGAATGATGACTTTGAACTTGCAGACGATAATATATTAGACTTTACTGAATCTAATCCATTCGGTGATGCTGGGGTTAATTAACTATGATTGGAAATTATTTTTATAACGAATCGACAAGAAATGTCGTAGTTGCGTTTGGTACACTTTTTAACCAAATTCAATTGACTAAAAAAGATAGCAGTGGAAATGTCACACAGACAATGAAAGTTCCACTTGCATATGGCCCAAAACAAAAGTGGTTGTCAAGATTGACAGAAGACCCTAACCTTGCGAAAAAGGTAGCGGTTACACTTCCTCGTATTGGGTTTGAAATTTCTGGTTTGACATATGATGCAACCAGAAAACAAAACAAAATTATGAAGGCAAAGAAGGTACTAGATGGTGCAGATAACTCACAATTAAAATCTGGTTTTATGCCTGTTCCATATAATGTTGACTTTGAGTTGTATATTCTTGCAAAGAACTCAGATGATGCGTTGCAAATTGTAGAACAAATCCTTCCTTACTTTCAACCAGAATACACAGTAACTTTGAGAGAGATTCCAGAACTAGATATCATTCGTGATGTTCCTATCGTACTGAATAGTATCTCTTATGAGGACGATTATGAAGGCGACTTTACAAGTAGAAGGAGTATCATTTATACTCTAAGTTTTACTGCAAAGTATTACTTGTACGGCCCAGTAACGTCTACAAATGTTATTCGTACTGTACAAGTTGACCAGTATGCAAATACTCCAGTTAATGCTCCATCTAGGGAACAAAGATACACAGTCGCACCGAATCCATCGAATGCAACTGCACAAGAATTTGATCCAGATGATGATAACTTTGGATTTAATGAAACAACAAGTTTCTTTGAAGATGCGAAAACTTATAATCCTGTAACTGACCAAGATGAATAAATAATAGAAAAGAATTCCTAAAGGAAGAAACGCATGGCAATTAGAAAAATCATATCAAGAAGTATCGGAGTGGATGTTATCGCTGCTGAGGATTTGGCAGCTGGTTCAGTTGAAACTGCCGAAATTCAAAATGGTGCTGTTACAGGCCCAAAACTCGCAGATAACCTAAACTATGATTCTGGAACACTATACCTCGACAGCACAAACAATCGTGTAGGCATAGGAACAACTTCGCCCAGTAGAAAACTTGAATTAAATGGTGGTGGTGTTGGAAGTTTAGTTACTTTTACAGATGGTGTTGCAACTAACTTCACATTTAAAACAGATGGAAGTAGTGTTGGCACTTTTGGAACTGAGGCTGGAAGCACACAACTTGCCTTTATGGTTGCTGGTTCTGAAAAAATTCGTGTGGCCAATGATGGTGATGTTGGCATCGGCACTAGTTCGCCAAATGCTAATCTTCACGTTTCTGGTTCAAGCACCAATGTTATTAGCGCACAAGTACAAAACAATGAGGGTACTGGAAGTCGTATAGACCTGTACTCTTTTGGCAGTTCTCCTGCTATTCAATCTGCACATAGGTCAGCGATGTATCAATGGACAGGTGCAGGCATAGACTTGTGGACACGAACAGGTGACTTACACTTTGGCACTAGCAACTCAGAAGCCATGCGTATAGACAGCTCGGGCCGTGTTAATATTGGTGGTGTCCAAACAGACGCCGGTGCAAAACTATCGGTTATAAGTGATAGTACAATAACTTCTGGATCATCGACAACAAATGAAGGTATTCTTATGATACCTAGTGCTTCATTGTCATCAAACCAATATGCGCCGTGGATTTCTTGGACAGGGTATCCAAGTAGTAGTGCTGTACAGAGGGGAAGAGCGGGGATTGGTGCAATATCAACTAATAATGCATCAGGTCTGGAACTTATATTTGCTACTAGAAATGCAGCAGATGGTAGTGTTCTTAGTCCTGCTGACGAAAAAATGCGTCTTACTACTGGTGGTCATCTTTGTCTTAATAAAACTAGTGATAGTTTTAATGACAGCGTTGGTATTTCTGTCAATGGTGCAGCTGGGTTAATTAGAATAGAAAGAAACAATGATCCATCTTTACAATTAAACAGAATGAATGCAAATGGAGAAATAGTTCAATTTTATAGAGGTGCTGGAAATAAAGTTGGAAATATTACTGGTAATACCTCATCCGTATCTTACAACACCTCATCTGACTACCGCCTAAAAGAAAATGTAGAATACGACTTTGATGCCTCAACAAGATTAAAGCAACTGAAACCTGCTAGATTTAACTTCATCGCTGACGCAGATACAACAGTCGATGGCTTCCTTGCACACGAGGTTCAAGATATTGTTCCAGAAGCAATTACTGGTGAAAAGGATGCAGTAGATGATGATGGTAATCCAGATTACCAAGCAATCGACCAAGCCAAGCTTGTTCCACTACTTGTTAAATCTTTACAAGAAGCACTAACAGAAATTGATAGTCTGAAGGCAAGACTAGACGATGCTGGACTTTAATAGTCTACCTAAATAAAAGACAGACATATAATAAACGGAGTGAAAATATTATGACTGAAGAAAAGAAACAAATGATTACAATTGATGACGTAGAGTATGCAATTGAAGATTTGAGCCAGAATTGTATTAATCTAATTAATAATATTCAAAAGTCAAATCAGTTGGAAGCAGACAAAACTTTTGAAATTGAGATGCTCAAAGCATCTAGACAATTGATGTTTGACAATTTGAAAGCCGAACTTCCAAAACAAGAAGAAGCGGTAGATGAGCAATCAGACTGACATTTTAGATAATGTTTTAGGAATAGCAGAACCAGAGGTTTTGGCAGTAAAGGATGTTACTCCACCAAAACCTGTTCTTGTTCCAGAAACAAAACTAAATGAAGAAGATATAGATAACGATTATAAATATCAACGAGAGAACTTTTATAATCTTATCGAAAGAGGACAGGATGCCATTGATGGTATTCTAGACCTTGCAAGAGAATCAGAACACCCAAGAACCTATGAGGTTGCTGGGAACTTGATTAAACAAGTGGCAGAAGTCACGGAGAAATTGGGTGATTTGCAAGCAAAGATGAAGAAACTCAAAGAAGTTCCTAATTCTGCTCCTCAGAACGTAACAAATGCATTATTTGTTGGAAGCACTGCTGAACTACAAAAGATGTTAAAGGGAAAGTAATATGCCATTAACCAGAATTAAAAATACAGCCATTGGTGACGGTGGCATTTCAACTGCAAAACTCGCTGATGGTGCTGTAACAACTGTTAAAGTTGCTGATGATGCAGTGAACTCTGCAAAGATTGGTGTTGATGTTATTGCTGCCGAGGATTTGGCGGCAAACTCTGTTACTGTATCAGAGATTTCAGATGGTGCTGTCACAGGCCCAAAACTTGCAGATAACCTAAACTACGATTCTGGAACACTTTATCTAGACAGTACAAATAATAGAGTAGCTATTGGTTCTACGAGTTCTCTTGAAAAACTAAGAGTAGCGGGAAATATTGAAGTATATAACGATGATGCAGACGGTTATATCTGGTTTCACGATGCTGGAACAAGAAGTTGGGCTGTCGGAAGTGTCCAATCAACAGGTAAATTATCAATAAATTATAATCAAGATTTTTCAAGTGCTGAACGATTTACTATAGATCCCAATGGATTTACTAGTCTTAACACAACTACTGGTAATGAAAGATTAAATGTTGCTGGTGCGATAGGTTCTTCTGGTGCATCTGCTAATTTTGGTGCCGGTGACGAAAGAATTATAATGGACTTCACTGGCTCTGTCGCTCGTGTTGGTCATGTTAATGGTGCATCTGGTAGTGCTAAACCACTTCATCTTCAGACTGCTGGAGTTACTAGGGTTGCTATTGATGGTAATAATGTCGGCATTGGCACTACTTCACCGTCCTTACCCTTACATATTGAAAATACAAACAACGCCAGAGCACTCATCAAAACTACAAATTCTGGATCTGTTGCTGCTCTTCAATTGCAAAATACGGCGACTACGGCAGAAATTGGTGTTGAAACATCAACAGATGCTGGCGGTGGAGCTTATGCTGGTTATCAAACAGGAGCAACTGGTGCAAGTGGGCTTCATATATTAAATAATAATAATGTTGGTATAGTTGTTGATACTTCTGGTAGGGTATCTCATCCAAATCAAGTAGCATTTGCTGCATATCTAAATACAAGCTTTACAAATGTCGTTAATGTCGCTACCAGAGTCACAGGTTGGACACTTTATGGTGCCTCTAATTACTTTGGGGTGCAAACAAGAAGGCATCACAGTTCTTTTGCAAGTGATCAATTTACCGCTCCAGTTGCTGGACTTTATTTGATGGTTTTCAAACCAGATTTTAGTGGTACTCAAACAACTGGTTGGTATTGTAGTTGGGGTGTAAATGGCCACACCAGAACTTTGGATGTAGTAGAAGATCTACCACATTATGCAAATAGCACCCAGGCCTATATGAATGTTCTAGAATTAGATCAAGGTGATTATGTAAGAATTTATGGACATGGTGGCTCTGCTTGGGCGATGAATTCTGGAGGCAATCAATGGAACACATGGTGGATGGGCTACAAGATAGCTTAAATAAAGGAAACTCAAATTATGGCACAAATTAATTTAAATATTTCAGAAACAGAAAAATTAGCTATGGATTCTGTTTGTTTGGATGTTCAAGAATATTTACAAAACTGGTTGGACTACAGATCAAGACTGGCAACAGATACGATTGTTGCATCTCTAGTAGATCATTGTAATAATAACGATATTGCGATTCAAGTTGGTGTTGATAATCAAATTAGACAAGCTTATGATTTGGGTATTGCTAAAACAATAGAACAACTGAACGCAGATAATGAAAACTTATGATCACTACCTTGGAAATCCTCTACTAAAAAAATCTAATGTTCCTGTAGAGTGGACGAAAAATCAAATTCTTGAATACCAGAAGTGTATGGAAAATCCCATATACTTTATCAAGAATTATATTAAAATCGTATCGCTTGATGAAGGACTTGTTCCTTTTGAAATGTATAATTTTCAAGAGGACATTGTAGATACAATCCACGACAATCGTTTTACTATCTGTAAGATGCCAAGACAGTCTGGTAAATCCACGACTATGGTATCCTATATTCTTCACTACGTTCTATTCAATCCTAACATGAATGTTGCAATCCTTGCCAACAAGGCTGCGACTGCAAGAGACATTCTTGGCAGACTTCAACTTGCGTATGAAAACCTTCCTAAGTGGTTACAACAAGGGGTGGTGTCTTGGAACAAAGGTTCAGTAGACTTAGAGAATGGTAGTAGGGTGGTTGCATCATCTACATCTTCATCTGCTGTTCGTGGTGGTTCTTACAACATGATATTCTTGGACGAATTTGCATTCGTTCCAAACAACGTAGCAGAGGACTTCTTTAGTTCTGTTTATCCTACAATCTCATCTGGTAAAACTACAAAAGTTATTATTGTATCTACACCCAATGGTATGAATCTTTTCTACAAATTGTGGGTTGATGCAGAGAACAAAAGAAACTCATATAATATCATAGATGTTCACTGGAGTCAAG